AAGACTGCTCACCTCGCTGCAAAAGAGCAGGGTCTCCACGTCGAAGACCCCTCGCTCTACGCAATCGTCCAGCACGAAGACCCGTCGTTCAAGCACCCGGTCCTCGGCCCGGTAGCAACGCCCCAGGACAAGTACCTGGAGAAGCCTTTCAACAAGATGATCCCGAACGTCATGCCGCGTGTGACGAAGGCGATTGAGGAAGCAGGAGGCTCCTGGGAATGAGCGTCGCTGCTGAACTCGTTTCCTTCGTGACCGGTGTCGGCGGGCGGACTGCCGGCACCAACCTCTTCTACGGCGAATTCAAGGAGATGTACCCCGATGACTGCGCCATTATTCGGGAGACCGGAGGAATTGCTCCGGAGCCGAATCTCGGTGAGGGAACGACTCCTGGCAAAGGTATTCGACTTCAATTTCCATCGTGCCAGATCGTCTGTCGCGGAGTTCGTGATGACTACGACGGCCCGCGTGCGGTCGCGTTGGCCCTTTACACGAAGCTGACCTCCGTCCTCAACCAGTCGATCGGAGGGATCTATTACGTTTCCGTCGACCCGATCCAGGAACCCTTTCTCATGCGAACGGACGAAACCTTCCGTTCGTACATCGCGTTCAACGTCCACGTCATAAAGGAGCTGTCGTGAGGATCGTCTTCGTCTGGCCCGTCGTCCGTATGTCGATCTGGGATGTTGCCAAAGGCCACCGTAAAGCGCTCGGCAAGGCCTTGGGCGAGGACAACATCAAGGACTTCCACCTTGACAAGCGGACTGCACTCTTCGTGAAGATGCTCGCGGAGGTCTTCGGCCGGGACGAGGCCCTCGTCGGGAAGATGGCGACGGAAGCCGTTCTCCCCGAAGCGCTCTATCACAACGCCGACGCCGTCCTCATCTTCAGCGGACTGAACTTCCATCCTGCAGGCCTCTGGCTCCTCGAAAAGTGCCAGGTCCCGACCTCCGTCATCTTCACTGAAAGTCCCTACGAAGACGACCAACAGTACGAATGGGCGTCTACGTCGAATTCGCTGCAAGTGATGACAAACGACCGCTTCTCCGCCGAGAAGTTCGGGTGGGACTACCTCCCACACGCGTACGATCCGGACGTTCACTATCCCGGTCCCCCGAACGACGTCTTCCCGCAGCATGACGTCGTGATCGTCGGCAGCGGCTGGCCGGAACGCCAGCAGTTCCTGGAGAAAGTCGACTGGACCGGAATTAACCTCGGGATCTACGGAATGTGGCCGGGGATCAAGGACGGCCACCCGTTCGAGAAGTTCTACACCCAAGGGAACATCCGGAACGAGGACACCGCTCAGCTCTACCGGAACTCAAAGATCTGCCTCAACTTCCACCGAGGCTCGACGACCGGACGCAGCATGGGACCCCGCGCCGTCGAGATCGCTGCCTGCGGAGCCTTCCAGCTTTCGGACCCCCGCGAAGAGCTCCTCCAGGTGTTTGAACAGAGCGTGCCGACGTTCGAAACCCCAGACGACTTGAGCGCTGCAATCCGGCACTTTCTTGCGGATCCGCTCGCTCGCACGACTCTCGCGAAAGAAGCTCACTCGCGTGTCGGAGCACACACGTTCGACTCGCGAACCCCTCTCGTCCTGGATAATCTCCGGCGAGCCACCCGGTCACTGAAGGAGAAAGTCTAATGTCACATCCAATCCATGGAAAAGGCGCGCTCGTCATGCTCGGGACGACGAACGGCGGGGCGGCCAGCCCTGTCGCAAATCAGCTGAGCTGGTCCCTCGACTTCGACATGTCGATCGTCGACGTCAGCCCCCTGAACAGCTCGGGCACCGGCCAGGGCAACTGGAAGCAGTTCGTTAAGGGGATGAAGGGCTGGACGGGCACGTTCGCGGGGAACTTCGACGAGGGCGCGACCCAGCTCTGGTACGCGTCGATCCTCGACAACTACGTGAACTTCTACCTGTACCCGAACTACTCGAACAACCAGCAGGAGTACTACTACGGGACGGCGTGGATCCAGCTCGGCAAGATCGCCGAAGGCTCGACGACGTCGAAGGCTTCGAGCGGGTTCAAGGCGACCGGCGACGGCCCGCTGTTCACGAACCCGGCGTCGATCTTCTAATCGTCGTGGTCACGCTCTCTGGCGGAGCGGGTCGTGCGTATGTCGGGCACCAAGAGGCGATGGTCCTTGGTGCCTGGCATATCGCGTACAACGATGTCGTGGATCTCGGGAACCGTCGATACGGCCTCGGATCCGCGACAATCGATCACGCGAACGAGTTCTGGGCATTGATGCCGATCACTCACCTCGTCCTCCGGTCGGGGACCCGGGCATGGACGTGGAGGGAAGTCGAAGTCAAGTTAGGAATGCTTCTCGAGTTCAACGTTACAGGAGACCCGGAAATCTCAGAGTGGAGGGAGTAGTCAACATGGCGCACGATAGGTTCTGTTTTCCCGGTACCAAGCGCATCGATATCTCAGACGGCGATCACATTGTCGTCAAGACCGGACTCACTGCCGGCGAGAAACGACGCATGGACAATCTTGCGGTCACGCCGATCATCGACAACGGTAAGTACGTCGGCGACCGCGTCGACTTCACCGAGTACGAATTCCTCCGGACGGACCTCTGGATCACCGATTGGTCGATCACCCGTGAGATCGACGGGAAGGTCGTCAAGATCCCGAAGTCGGTTTCGTCATTGAAGGCGATGGAAGAGGAAGACTTCGAAGAGATTAACCAGGCCGTCTTCAAGCACATCATGGAGTGGATGCAAGCAAAAAAATCCCTGAGGGCAGCGAGGAACGCGGGCGGCAATTCGCTACCCTCGAAGAGTACAACTCTGCCGTCCTCCGAAGCGACATCTCCCTCATCAAGTGGCTCGGATTCACCTCCTACGACGCACTGATGAACGCGCCGGAGGAACTGATCGTCGAAGCGATCCGTTGGATGAACGACATCGAAGAAGAACGGATCCACGAGGAACTGCGTAACCTATAGAGGCATTCATGCCGATTAGCGTAGGCGAGGTCAATGCAAGCATCCGCTTCGCAATAGCGAGCTCCGAGCTCGATGCGGCGAAGTCTAAGCTGAAGGAGCTCGCCGACGAATTCAACGCGACCGGTGGGGCGGCGACGATCTCCGGTCAACGCATCCTCGCGACGATGGGTCCGCTACAAGAGCGGATTGAAGCCATCCGCATGGACGCGGAGAAGCTCCGGATCGAGATCGCCCAGTACGAGACGTCGACGGGCCTCCGTGCGATCAAGCAGCAGGCGGATCAGGCGTCTCAGTCGTTCGACCAGATGCAGATGCTCGCGTTGCGCATGGGCGAGCGGATGCTCATGCTGTACGCGTTGAAGGCGTCTTTCGACTTCGTCAAGGGGATCTACGAAGCCGCAGACGCGCTCGTCACCCTGTCGGATAAGACGGGGATGTCGATTACGTACCTACAACAGCTCCAGGCGACCGGCGTCGGCACATCTGAAAGCACGAAGGAGCTGGGCTCCGCAATCGAACACCTCGACAAGAACCTCGAGGAGATGAAGGGCGGAGACGCCCTGAAGGAGATCGGGATTACGTTCGGTGACATCTTCAAGATGAATCCGGACCAGCGCTTCGAACAGGTCGCCCTGAAGATCGCAGCGATTCAGTCGCCGGCGGAACGGGCCCGCCTGGAGATCCAACTCTTCGGGACGGACGGTATTGACCCGCTGATCATGAAGATCGGGCAGCTCGGTCCGGCGCTTACGAAGATGGATACGGCGATGGACGAGACGACGGTCCGCGCGCTGTCCGACGCGAAGCGCTCGTACTCCGAGTTCGGTACGATGCTCGAGGGGCTCGGGGCGAAGATGCTGGATACAGCATCGAAGTCCGTTGCGCTCGCCGCTTCGCCGATCTTCGTCCTCTGGAAAGCCGGAATCCCCGGACTCATGGACGCGATCAAGAACTCGGATATGTTCGCCGCGAGTCTTGACCACGTCGCCGACTCCGCGCATAAGGTCCCGCCGGTTCCTCCACTCATGGGTCAGGCGTTCATCGACAGCCTGAAGGTTCAGATCCCCATGACGAAGGAGCAGACGGCTGCTCTTGACCAGCTCCGGGCGATGGGCGAGTTGACGTACGCGAACGCGGTAAAGGCGACGGCGCAGAACCAGATCAGCGAAGCCCAGTACAAGAACTACGAGAAGGCGGTCAAGGACGCGGCCGCTGCCGAACGTGCGCACGAAGCGGATATCAAGAAGTCCGTTGAAGCGTACGAACACTATACGAAGGTCATCGACGAAGTCCTTTCCGCCGGCACGTCCTGGAAGACAACTGTCGCCGGGATGAACGCCGAACTCCACGAGCACGTGAAGACCCTTCTGGAAGCTGGCGTCGGCGAGAAAGCGATCGAGGAATGGACTGGTGCTACCGCAACGCAAACGCATGCGGTCGTCAAGGAACTGAAGGACGAAGCGGACGCCCGTGCTCTCGTGAGGCGCACCGCTGAGGACGAAGCAAAGGTCCTCGCTCAGCTCGCGATGATTAAGGCCGACTACGAAGCCTCTGACCTCCAGAAGGTCTTCGCGAACAACGAGCGGAAGTATCAAGACGCTGTTGCCACCGCACAGAAGATCGGGATCGTTGACGCGAAGTACTACAACGACCTCGCACGCCTACGCAACGCCGAGAACGACGCAGCTGAGAAGAATCTGGCGGACCGCGATCAGAACTCTCGGTCCCACTACGTCAAGATGTTGCAGGATGCGATCGACTACTACCAGGCCCTCGAGATGGACTCGTCGAACCATACGACCGCCGAGATCGCTCGGGCGAAGCTGGAAGTCGACGAGAAGCGCAAGCTCCTTCAGAACTGGAGTCGAGACGCGACTGCGCTCCTTTCAGCCGGGACGAACGCCGCGACCGTCTTCGTCAGCAACTGGCAAGAAGGCCTGATGATGATGGACCAAGGCCTCGACGCCTCGAACATCAAGGTCCGAGGCCTAACAGGCGAGGTTGAGAGCCTCACTGACGCGATCAAGGAGTTCAACAGGGGCAACTCAATCACGTACGACATCTCGACGGCTAAGGGCGTCGCCGACCTCCACAAGATGAACCCGAAGTTGCGAGACAACTTATCGGACAGTGATCTGATGGCTCTCGGTCAACAGGGGTTTACGATCCAGGACCTCGTCGCCGCAGGCTTCCTCGACTTCAACGCCGGACTCGCCGAGATGTTCGGTCAGACAGACCGGTACACCGGAACTCCGAACCCCGCGATCGACGCGGCACTTCAGAAGATCCATGCGGGGACCGCATCGCCGAAGACTCCTCTCGTCACGCCAACGAACAGCCCACTCGCTCCGACGTCTGCAGGAGCCGGAGGTGCTCAGGTCGGGATGTCGAACACGTTCAACGTGAACGGAACGGCGGACGAAGTCGCACAGAAAATCGCTGACAAGATCAAGCAGCAGTTGATGGCGAAGGTTACGCTTACTCGCAAATTCGGGACGGCTTCCTAATGGCGAAAGAACGTAACATGATCGGGTTCGAACTCGGGACTACTGACGAGTTCAGCATCTTCGCAGCAGGCTGTTCGCTCGTGAACGATCCTGCCGGAATCACACCACGTACGGGTCTGTGGTTCCTGCGGATGGCACCGACGGCACAGCAATCGACGGTTAACATAGTTTCGGACGGAACCGTCCTAAACGGGAGCTACGCAGGATCCGGTCATCTGCGGATTCACGTTCGGATGTTTATCCGTATCAACACGTATCCGTCAAGCTCACTTCAGTTCGCCGACTTCGGTACGATCTGCAACCTGTTCATTGGTACGACTGGACAGCTAGCGGTCAACTTTACTGGGCATGCTGCAACGGCTGGTCCGACGGTACCGATCGATGGTGCATGGCATCAGATCGATCTCGACTTCGACATGGACGGGAACACACCGGCGACCTCAACGTTCTCGGTCCAGCTCGACGGCGGGTCGCTGACGACTGTCACCCAAGTGAACGCTGGTCCGTTCGGTTGTGGCGACATTAACCTGGGCATCAACACGAACAATACGTTCTCGATCGACGTAGACGACTACGTGATGTTCGCCGCGAACCTGACAGACGCTGCAAGCACGCTTGTACTCCCGACGCAGAACCACATCGTCCCGGTACCGATCGTTACGCAAGGAGCGACGAATCAGTGGACAGGCAACTATACCGCGGTCGAGGACATTCCGCCGTCGACATCCCCCGACACGTTTCAGGCTGGAACTGCTGTTGGCCAAAAGGTCACGTGGCAGAAGGATCTGCATCAGTGGAACGACATCACGAATCTCGTCGCCGGGATCAAGATGTACACGTATGTCCGGATGCAGGGGAGCGGGACGAGTTCGGTTCAGGTCATAATCAATAACGTCATCGTCAACACGATCACGAACTTCCCGTTGATCCCAGCGGGGTATCCGACAGGAGCGAGAGTCCGAGGCGGCTTCGATTGGAACACGTACGATCCGGTTACATACGACGGCATCGAGCTCGGACTCATCCAGAACGGTACGCTCCAGGCGAACGCCGGCGGTATCTTCGCCGAGGTCCTGTGCGATGTCACAGCTACCCCGAACGTCAAGTTCGACACGCTCACTCCGAACAGTGGGTCGACGGCGGGAGGGACAGTCGTCACGTTCACAGGTACGTTCTCCCGGAAGACCGGAGGGATCTCCTTCGGGGGATCCCCGTTCACGATCACGAACATCTCCGTAACACAGATTGTAGGGACGACGTCAGGGCATGCCGCAGGAGTCGTCGACGTCACTGCTTACCAGACGACAGTCTTCCCCCAGGGGTATACGTACGTCAGTGGGATCGCCGGGATCGTCTTCGTCGAGCCGAACGCCCGGTTCAATCCTGGGCATTCTGCAGAGCGCCGTCTGGACAACACGCCTGGGCAGTTCAAGTTCGAGACGACGGCAGCTCTTGCTGCTGGGTCTCCGTTGAAGGTCGTCGGGCAAGGATCTACGCAAATCGTCAACGGCGTCGCCGTCCGCAGCACTCGCATCGTCGAGGCGAAGCGGGCAAGTCTGAAGACCTCGATCGAAGGAACGGATCGGCAGTACTACCTGAACCGTCGGCTCGTCTACGGCACGTGGGTGAATACCGCCGCAGACCAGGTCCTCACGGCAATCCTCGCGACGTTCGCCCCAGACTTCAGCCCCGGCGGGATTCAGGGCGGGATGCCGTCGATCAGCGTGCAGTTCGCACGTGACGCAAACGTCTCCGAAGCGTTCTCGAAGATCATGCAGGGGATCGGCGGACACTGGTTCATGGACCTGAACGGTGTCATGCATGCTTATATCGGGGCCCCCATCGGTATCGCCGCCCCTGACACGCTCGACAACAACAATCGGAACATCCAGTACGACCCGCAGATCCAGTGCGTAACCGATCTCTCGCAGATCCGGAATCGTGTGTACGTGCGTGGCCGTGGCAACCCGGCAGCGGTTACGACAGGGACTCCGTTCTTCAACGCCTGGTGGAACGTCAACGCCCCGCTCTTCGACTTTACGCTCGCACCGAAAGGCCCGGAGACAAACGCAGGAGTGAACGTTCTAACGCTCAGCGGCTGGCGTCCGTCCTACGGCGGGTTCTACACCGGGCCTAGCGGTCACGGTCAGTTCTCCTTCGCCACGAACTCCGGGATCTGGCGGAACTTCGCGAACACGCAAGCGATCGTTCCTGGGAATGGATTCGACTACGTTGGGACGTTCCCAGGGTATGGGCCCGCGAGCATTACAAACATCCACGCCCTGATCGCGATCGAGAACCCACACGATCCCCGGATCACCGGCTTCACTCTCTACCGGATGCGTCAAGCCGTCGACATGTCCACGTGGTACCTCGTCGGGACGATCGCAATCGATCCGACTGGAGCGAACCAGTACACGTTCCACGATGACATGGATGAAGCTTCGCTTCTGGCCGGAGGCGTTCCGAATCCGCAGCCGAACTCGACCGGTGACACCTCTCTAACGGTCTACGTCATGCAGGAGGATACGGTCGCCCAGGGCAAGCTTGCGGCGATTGAAGGTGGCGACGGAATTCACGAGTACCAGATCAATGACCCGTCGATCCAGACGACAGCGGATGCTACGTCGCGAGCCCTCGCAGAGCTCGCACTCTTCGCGAACCCGATCGTCACGTTCGACTACTACACCCGTGACCAGAAGTCGCTGCCAGGAGCGATCGTCCACATCAACCTGCCGGACATCGGGCCAGTCGGCGACTACCAGATTCAACAGGTGACGGTCGACCAGGTCAAGAACTTCCGACGCGGAATCGACTTCCTTGTGGAACGGTACCATGTCATCGCATCAAGCGTTCGATTCACTATTGACGATCTTTTCCGCCGCGTGCTCCTTACCGATACCCCTTCGTCGGCGTCGACGTCGGGGAACGTGGCGTCGGTTATTCCGCAGCCAGCTGCACCGACGACTGGAACAGTCACGCATATTGGTGAAGGTGTTACGGGAACCGTAAACGGGATCAATACTCTGTTCACGACACTAGCTCCTTACACAGCGAACAAACTCGCGGTGTACCGGAACGGTGTTCGTCAACAGCGGACTGCCGATTACACGGAGACGACGCCGTCAGCCGGAACCTTTACCTTCGTAACCGCACCGACAACAGGAGACGTTATCACGGTGGACTATGTTTAACAAGCAGAAGCTCGCGCGTCTGTACTTCCTCCACTTCCCGTGGATCGTTGTCGCGGTCCTCATGTGCTTCCTTCTCGGAGGCGTAGCGGCTCAGACGTTGATCAACGGGAACCAGATCCAATCGCATACAGTGAAGGCCCTCCAGCTCGATACTCCGGGCGTAACCGCTGCAACCTACGGCGATGCCACGCACGTCGGACAGTTCGCGGTCGCAGCAGATGGTCGACTGACCTCGGCAACGAACGTTGCGATCACGGGAGGAGGCGGCGGAACTGGAACGCCTGGAGCTCTCGTCCTGATCTCCCAGATCGTGACGAGCGGGTCGCAGGCGACGGTGGACTTCGCGAGTATTCCAGCAACGTACCGTAACCTTATCGTCATGTGGCAGGCGGCGGATACGCAGGCGGGAACGAATTCCGTCTCGTTGAATATGAAGGTCAACGCCGACGGCACTGCCGCGAATTACACCGGCGTATTCCGGTACGGCTCCCAGAACACGGCAACGTTCGGGTCGAACCAGGCGCCGACTACATCGGGCATCCAGGTAGGGTTCATGCCTCAATCTGGGAACACGAGTATGAACCC